TTAATAAAATTTATAAGTTTTTGGAGGAATAAATGGAAGATATTAAGCAAGAACTTAAAGAAATTAAATATCTAGATTTTAAAATTAATTCAAGCATAGAAGAACTTGAAAGACTCAAATTTTATCAAGATTTATTAAAAGGCATTGATTATAGAATGGATAAGGTTCAAAATTCTAATACAAGTGATATGTCTGATGCAATAATAAAAATTGTGGACTTAGAAGAAAGTATCAAAAAAAATATAAGTATTTTAGTCGAAAAGAAAAAAATATTAAAATCTAAGATTGATACATTAGAACCTACTATGTATCAGATATTGTACTTAAGATATTTTAAATATTATCAATGGTCAGTTATAGCTGCAGAATTATTTTATTGTGAAGGCTATATTAAAAAACTTCATGGCATAGCTTTGGAAATTTTAAGAAAAGAAGTTACGAAAAGTTACTAAATGTTACGAAATATTACTTCTTGACATGATATAATGATAATGTGAAATTAGTGCATTGAGCACCTCCTTTTAATAATATATTTTGTAAGCAGGAACGGATATAAAATTATATCCGTTTTTGTATTACTAGGAAGTGTCAATGTAGAAAGGAGCTGATGATATGGAAAAATTAACTTTAAAACAACAACGTTTCGCTGATGAGTATATCATCAGTGGAAATATTTATCAAAGTTTAATACATGCTGGATATAGTGAAAATTATGCTAAATCTGATGGATGTAGAATCCTAGACAATCCAAGAGTGAAAGCGTATATAGATGAACGTCTAAAAGAGTTAGAAGATAAGGCAATCGCAAAACAAGAAGAAGTATTGCAATATCTAACCTCTGTAATGAGAGGAGAACACGAAGAAGAAGTATTGTACGGAATAGGCGAAGGTGTTCAAAGTACAAGACATGTGGAAGTAGGAGCGAAAGACAGAATAAAAGCTGCAGAACTGCTTGGTAAGAGATACGGAACTTGGACTGATAAAGTAGATGCTAATATAAATTTACCTACAATAATTTCAGGAAGTGAAAAGCTTGAAGACTAATGAAATATTTTTACCTGATATAGTTGGTAGAGGTTATGGTACTTATTGGAACTATAAAGGACGTTATAGAGTTTGTAAAGGTTCAAGAGCAAGTAAGAAGTCAACTACTACTGCTATGAATTTGATTTATAGAATTATGGAATATCCAGAGAGTAATGCTCTTGTTGTTCGTAAAACTTATAGAACGTTGCTTGATAGCTGTTTCGCTCAGCTTAAATGGGCAGTAAATAGATTGGGTGTTAAAGAATATTTTGATTTTAAATTAAGTCCTCTTGAAATAATTTATAAACCAACAGGACAGAAAATTTTATTCAGGGGTTTAGATGATCCTTTAAAAGTTACATCAGTTACTGTTGATGTTGGTAGTCTATGTTTTTTGTGGATAGAGGAAGCTTACGAGATTATGAGCGAGAGCGACTTTGATATGCTTGATGAGTCTATAAGAGGGGAAGTACCGAAAGGACACTTCAAACAAATAACTCTTACCTTCAACCCGTGGAACGAAAGACACTGGATCAAGAGAAGATTTTTTGATAAAGCAGATAAAGACGTTTTAGCAATTACAACGAATTATACTTGTAATGAGTGGTTAGATAGGTCAGACTTGAATGTCTTTGAGAGAATGAAAGAAAATAACCCAAGACGTTATCAAGTCGCAGGACTTGGTAATTGGGGTATAGTTGACGGCTTAATTTATGAAAACTTTGAAGAAAGACAATTTACTTTAGAAGATGTAAAAGATTATAAAACAGTAGTAGGATTGGACTTTGGTTATACAAATGACCCAACTGCTTTTTTTATTGGTTTTTTGGATAAAAAAAATAGTATTTTATACGTTTGGGATGAAATGTATAGCAAAGGTCTTTCAAATAAAAAAATCTATGAAAATATTAAAAATATGGGCTACTCTAAAGAAAAGATAACAGGAGATAGTGCAGAGCCTAAAAGTATAGATGAATTAAAAGGTTATGGTCTTAGAATCAAAGGTGCTAAAAAAGGCAAAGACAGTATATTAAATGGCATACAGTGGATTCAGGATTTAAAAATAATCATACATCCACGTTGTAATAACTTTCTAACAGAAATCAGCAACTATCAGTGGGATAAAGATAAATTTGGAAAAGCTTTAAACAGACCTATTGACGACTTTAACCACTTACTAGATGCTATGAGATATGCTTTAGAGGATGATATACAATCTAAAACAATCAAAGCTGTAAATAGAAGTATTTTAGGTTTATAGGAGGAATTAATGATAAAACGAAGTGAAGATATAATTTTTAATGAAGATAAGAGCATTAATGAAAAAGCTCTTGTTTCGTGCTTAAAAGAACATAAAGAGTCTATTGCTAGGTTTACTACACTTAAGGACTTATACGACGGAAAACATGCAATTTTAGAACGTAGCAAGACACAAACAGACTTAGCAAATAATAAATTAATGATTAATCATGCAGAGTATATAACAGACTTTGCGACAGCTTACTTTATGGGAAACCCAATTAAATATACTTTTCCTGAAGAAGAAACTAGGACGGATGATGATTCATTGCTACAAGCTTTTAGAAAAGCAAATATAACTCAAGTTGATACAGAACTTGCAAGAGATTTATCAATCTTTGGAATAGGTATTGAATATGTATATCAAGACAAAGAAGGGAATACAAAGTCAACTAATCTTGACCCGAGAACAGCTTTTATAGTTGTGGATGATACAGTTGAAGAAAATACTTTAATTGGTGTTCATAGAATTAAGAAAAGAAACGAAAACAACGAAGAAATAGGCGAAATTTTAAAGGTAATAACAGATGACACTGTTTATACTTATGAATTTAAAAACGATAAATTAAGCCTAATTAATGAGGAATTAAACGTATTTAATGAAGTACCAATGATTGAATATTGGAATAAGGTTAATCAAAAAGGAGACTTTGAAAGTGTAATAAGTTTGATTAATGCTTATAACTTATTACAGTCAGACAGAGTAAATGACAAAGAGCAATACGTCGATTCATTACTTGTACTTTATGGAACATTAGCAGGAGACAACTCAGAAGAGAAACTAAAAACTGCTAGAGAATTAAAGAGACTAGGCTTACTTGAATTGTCTGAAGGAGATAAAGTTGAATATCTTTCAAAGACTTTCCACGAAGCGGATGTTGAACTTTTAAAGAAATCTATCATTGAAGATATTTACAAAATTAGTAAGGTTCCAAACTTAACAGATGAAAACTTTGCAGGTAACTCCTCAGGGGTTGCTATGAAATATAAGTTATTTGGACTTGAACAGTTGGCACAAACTAAAGAAGAGTATTATAGAATAGGCTTAAAAGAAAGAATAAAACTATATGCTAATATTTTAAATATTAAAATGATTAGTATTGATGTTGACAATATAGAAATGACTTTTATTAGGTCTTTACCTGTTAATGAATTAGAAATTGCTCAACTAATAACATACTTGAACAATGTTGTATCTCAAAAAACTCTACTTACTCTACTACCTTTTGTTGAGAATGTGGATAACGAGATTGAAAGAGTTGAAGAACAAAAACAAAATAGCATTAAATTAGCTCAACAGTCTTTTGGAGGTTATGAAATAGGTCAAGAAGATGAAGAGTAGTAGTTACTTTGAAGAACGTTCAGAACTTAGAATGAAAAAAATGCACGATAAAGCTACTAAATGTATGACTAAGGTCAATAAGGCTTATGATGATAGCTTGGAACGTTTAAAAAAAGAAATAGACCATATAATGAGTGATTATAGCCCTACTGAAAAGATAGACTATGACAGGTATAAAGAGTTATTACAAATTTATAATACCACAAAAGACAAAAGAGTTAAGGCAGAAGCTAAAAGACTAATAAAAGAGAATTCCGCTTCATATAGAATACAAAGAAAAGAAGCTTTGTCCAAAGCTATTGAAATAGAAAAACTAAAGCAAGTAGATACTCAATTAAACTTAGGGAGCAAACATTTAAAGAATGTTTATTCCTCTGTTTTGAGTGATTTAGGTGGTGCTAGAGTTAGTGAAAAATATTTAGATGAAGTTCTTAATCATAATTGGGCTGGATCTAATTTTTCAAAAAGAGTTTGGCATAATCAAGATGTTTTAGCAAAAAGTTTAGAGTCCAACTTACTACAGTCTTTCGCAAGTGGTAAGTCTAATAAGCAGATAGCTGATGAATTAGAGTATCATACAAACTTAGGAAGATATGCAGCAAATAGACTTATAAGGACCGAAACGTCCTATATGGTAAATAGTGCAGACTTAGAAAGCTCTAAGCAAAGAGGAATAAAGGCAAAGAAATTTCAAGCTAATTTAGATAAAAGAACATCGAAGATATGTAGAGAACATAATCAAAAAGTTATCCTGATTGATGATATAAAAATCGGTGAAAATGCTCCACCTCTTCATCCATTCTGTAGATCGTTTTTAAGTGATGTATTGGAAGGTTGGGATTATGAAACTGAAGAAGAATTACAAGCTTTAGTAAGTAATGATGAAGTAGAAACAGAAGAAGTTAAATACACGGAAGAACAAATAGATAATGCACTAAGACATTATGTATCAGGCAACGGAATGTGGATTAATCAATACTTAAGAGACCCAAGTAATTTTGATAAGCTAACTTTAGAAGAAAAAGAATATCTAGATATCTTAGATTACGCTTTAAAAAATGATATTTCAGAAACTGTTTTATATCGTTCTGTAGATGCTAAAGCTATTTTTGGAGATATTTCTTATAATGATTTCGAGTTATTAAAACATCACTTAGGATATGATTTACCAAATGAAAGGGCATTAGAATTAATAAATAGTGCTATGGGCAAAGAAATTGTTGAAAAAGGCTTTATGAGTACTACAACAGTTAAAGATATAGCTTTTTATTGGAGAGATTTTAGCGGTAGTGATAAACCAATTGTTATAGAATTTAAAGTTCCTAAAGGAACAAAAGGAAAAAATCTACATTTCCTAGATTTTGAAAGTGATCCACAGAGAGAGGTTTTATTAGCTAGGAATACAAAATATAAAATTAACGAAATAGGTTGGGGTGGAAACGGGCAAATTCATGTTAAAGCTGAGATAATAAATAGTGACAAATCTATTCAAAAAGGGTATAATATAAATAATAAAGTAGAATTACCTACTACACTATCAAAGTTTAAAGAATATGGGGACGCTTGGGAAAAATCAATAGTAAGTAAAGAATTAACAGTTAATCAAATTGAACTAATAGGAAATAAAATGTCTGAAGTAATAAAAAATAGCGAGTATGCTATTCGTGTTGATACTAAAATTTTTGATAAAATTTTAGATGATGGACATTTTAAAAATCAATTTGAAACAAAAACGAGTGGTGGAGCTTTAAACTTTGATTATAGAAAAAAGGCAACAAAACAATTATTTGGCAAAGGTGCTATTAAAGATATTAAAGATTATGAAAAGTATGGTTATTTAGGGACAAAAGATTTTATAGAAGATGCTCACGATTATAATCTCCGACAATATGGGAATTGTATAATTCATTTTGATAAAAAGTATTTAAAAAATAAAGTGACTTATACATTAGATGATAGTTTAGGGCAAGCTTTAAATAAAGTTACTGTTGCGGGGGATAGTGAAAATCCTAGAGCAAACGGAATCAATAAAAAACATTTAAAAGAATGGGTTCCTTGGTTTGAAAAAAGAAGAAATAAAATGCTTGAAATATCTGATTTTAAGAAAGATACTCCTATTAGATATATTGAGTTGCAGTATCATGGAGAATTAAAAATTGATTTTATAAAGGAAATTTGTTTTACAGGTCAATATACAGAAGTTCCAGATGAGTTAGTAAAAAAAATAAAATCAAAAGGAATAAAGGTGTTTAAATTAGAAGGAGAATTTGGAAATGAAAAACTTATTGAACTTTAAAAAAATAATTGGATATTATCCTACAGGATCAGTTGTTTTTTTGCTTGAAGATGGGAGATATGCAATGACAAATATTCACCAGTATTCTAATAGTTTAGGTGGAGGAGTAGAAATATCATCTACTAGTATATGTTTTCTTAGAGGAAAGGAAATTACAAATAATATTCCAGAAAATTATGAAGATAAAATAAAAGAAATTTTAAATAATCCTAACACAAAACTTAGGTTTGAATATGTGGGTGGACCAATTACAGGTCCTATTACAGTAAAGGAATATTTAACAACTAAATAACTAAACTATAAAGACACTGTAAAAGGTGTCTTTTTTATTGTCAACAAGGAATTTCGCTACCTTATGACAAGACCTGAGTAAGTCTTTAAACTGCTTTTTTTGTTTAGGAGGTAATTATGGAAAATAAAAATAATAATGTTCCAGGATGTTCTATATTTTTTGAACTATTAACAATTTTATTTATAGGTCTTAAATTAACTGGCTTTATTAGTTGGAGTTGGTTTTGGGTGTTAAGTCCTATAATTTTTCCAATTATTGTAATATTCATTATTTTTCTAATAATGTTATTAATAAAATAGCCTTTTTTACTTGTTATTAGGCTTTAAAGAGATAACAAAGGTAAAAGAACCAACTTTTTAAATGGGAAGGAGAAAAACAAATGGAAGAAAATAACGTACAAGATGTGGAAGTTCAAGAGACAGTAACTGAAACAGAAGTAGAAAAAGAGCAAGAGCAAGAGAAAAAATTCACTCAAGATGAATTAAACTCTATTATTGCAAAAGAAAAAAGCAAATGGGAAAAGAAAGCTGAAAGTGATAAGGAAGAGGCAAAGAAACTTGCTAGAATGAATGCTGAAGAAAAGGCAAAATATGAACTAGACAAAGCAAATGAAACTCTAGCAAAGAGAGAGGCTGAAATCACTAGAAGAGAGCTTACTGCAGAAGCTAAATCAATTCTAAGTGAAAGAGGCTTATCAACTGAATTACACTCACTACTTAACTATGAGTCAGCAGAAACAGTTCAAGAAAGTATCAAAGTTTTAGAAAGTGCGATACAAAAAGCTACTGAAAAGGCAGTAGAAGACAGATTAAAAGGGACTGCACCAAAGAAAGAAAATAACCCTGAAACAGTAACTAATTACTTTTCAAAAGGTGCAAATATTTAAAAAATAAGGAGATTATAGAAATATGGCAAACAATATTCAAGCAGCAAAAAAATACTTACCAGTATTAGATGAAATTTATAAAGTAAACTCATTAACAGCAGTACTTGATGGCAACCCTGAATTAGCAAGAGAAGGAGCAAATGCAGGCGAATTACTTATTGCAAAATTATCAATGCAAGGATTAGCAGACTATAACAGAAATACAGGCTATGTAGATGGCGATGTTACTCTTGAATGGGAAACAATCAAAGCTGACTACGACAGAGGAAGAATGTTCTCAGTTGACAATGTGGACAATCAAGATTCAGCAGATGTCGCTTTTGGACAATTAGCAAATGAATTTATCAGAACTAAAGTAACTCCAGAACTTGATGCAACAAGATTTGCAAAATATGCTCAAACTTCAGGAGTAGGAAAAGCTTCTGGTGCTTTAGATGACGGAGCAAAAGTAATTGCAGCAATCAGAAAAGCAGTTACAACTATGGATGAAGCAGAAGTTCCAGCAGAAGGTAGAATTTTATTTATTACTCCAACTTTAAAAGGATTAGTTGATGATTTAGATACAAACAAGTCAAGAGAAGTTTTAAAGAAATTTGCAGAAATTAAAGAAGTACCACAATCAAGATTCTATACTCAAATTACTTTAACACCTAATGCAGCAGGTGGTTATACTAAAACTGCTACAACTGGAAAAGAAATCAACTTCATGATTGTACATCCTACAGCAACAGTTCAATTCCCTAAACACATTGCACCAAAGGTTGTAACACCAGAACAAAATCAAAATGCTGATGCTTATAAATTCGGTTATAGAATTGTTGGTATAGCAAAGGTTAAAGAAAATAAAGTTTCTGGAATTTACGTTCACGAAGGGACAAAATAATAAATAGGAGGTAATCCTATTATGGAAAAATATAAGAAATATTTAAGTACAGATGATGAGTTAGCTAGCTTATATATTGAGTTAGCTACTCAAGCTGTCTTAGACTATACGAATAGACTTAAACTATTAGAGACTATGAAACCTCTTACTTTTGAACTTGCTAAACACTATCTCAATGAAGAAAAAAGAAACGGAGTATCTTCAAGAAGTGAAGGTGCTATCTCTGTTAGCTATACTGACAATAGTACCACAGAGGGCATACCCGCTTTTATTAGATCACGTTTAAATAAATATAAGTTACTTCATGTAGTTAATCATAAGGACAAATAAAATGGAAGTTACAAACGTTAAGACTTACAAATATGCTCCACATATTATAGTTGAGGATGAAGAAGCTAACAAAACTATAAAATATGGAGAACTAAAAGAAATAAAAGCTTATATCTACCCTTCAGGGGGACAAGTACAAGCTCAAAAGTGGGGAAATGAACTACATTATGTCTTTAATTTACTTACTAACGAAGATAAGTTAAAAGAAAAAGATGGAATATGTTTTAATTCTGATACTGTAAATTATGAAGTTGTAAGTATCTTACCTTATTCAGAACATTTTCAAATAGAGATTAAAAAGCTATGAAAATAGAAGGCTTAGACAGACTTTACAGAAAAATTGCTCGATTACACAATATAGATATTAAGCCAATTATTGAAGATGCTACTATAAGAATAAGAGATGAGGCAAAAATGAGAGTTCCCGTTGATACTGGAGAGCTACAAAACAGTATAGATTATAATGTGGATATATCAGCTAAAGGCTTTACTGGTAAAGTTTTTACTAATAAAGAACACGGATTATATGTTGAATTAGGAACAGGACCAAAAGGAGAAGCAAGCCATATTGGAATAAGTCCTGAAATTAAACCAATTTATAGTCCTAGTGGTTGGATTTATTATGATACAGATAAGCAAAAATTTATCTTTACAAATGGACAACCAGCAAGACCTTTTATGTATCCAGCATTACACGACAATAGAGAAAAAATAAGCAAGTTTATACAAGAAAAAGTACAAAGAAAGATAGAGGAGGCTTCAAAATGATAAATTTTAAGCCAGAGATAGTAAAAATTTTAAAGAAAGTAAATAATAACGTTGTGGAGTCTTTTCCAAATAATTGGAGTAAGTTTCCTATACTTGTTTACGAAGAAGAGAACAATACACCCTACACAATAGCCATAGAGGGCGAATGCTTAACACTTTTAAGGTATAGAATAGAAATATACTCAAATAGTAGCACAAGCGAAATTAAAGGCAAAATTGACGAATTAATGACTGCTAGAGGTTTTACTAGAAGTATGAGTTTAGATAGTAACGACTTACAAGGCAGAAGACATTCAGTTATGAGATATGAGGGTGTTATTGATTTAAAAGATAATAAAATTTATAGAGCATAGGAGGATAATATATGTTAGCAAATGGAATTACATTGAAGTATAAAAAGAAAACAGGTACACCAAATACATTTACATTGCTTGAAGGACTAAAAGAAGTTCCAGAACTTGGGGTTGACCCTGAAAAAGTAGAAAATACTACTTTAGCTGATAAAGTAAAACAATATGAATTAGGAATTGGAGATGCTGGAGAATTAGAATATAAATTCAAATATGATAACTCAAAAGCAACATCAGCATACAGAGTTTTAAGAAAACTTATGGATGATAAAGAAACTGTTTCTTTTGAACAAGCTTATCCAGATACAACAAAGGTTGAATTTGATGGTCAAGTATCTGTTAAGCTTGGCGGTGGTGGTGTAAATGGTGTTATTGAATTTACACTTAAAATTGGTTTACAATCAGATTTTAAATTCACTGATCCAGCTTAAATAAAAAAATAGGAGGAATAAATTATGTCAGAAAAAAAATCAATTAAAAAGCCTTTTGAAATTTGGACCGTAAAAGGTGTTGAATATAAATTAAAATTAAGTACATCAGCTATAATTGAACTAGAAAGTAAGTTAAATAGTAACTTATTAAATATCTTAAATGATGGAATACCTAGTTTGCAAATTATGGCAATGTTAATTCATGGAGCTTTAAAGAAATATAATCATGGAATTAGCTTAAATGATGTAAATGATATTTTAGATGATTATTTTGAAGAGGGAGGCTCTCAACTAGATTTATTACAAAAAGTAATAATTCCTATCTTTAATGTTTCAGGTTTTTTTACCCTAGAGATGGTGGAAGCAATGGAAGTGAAGATGAAGGAAGCCAACGAAAAATTGAATATTTAACTGATATAATTTATGAGATTTATCCCACAGCTTTATATTGTGGGATAAAACCTCACGAGTTCTGGGACTATTCTTTTGATGAAGTAAAAGACTTAATAAAAGTATTTAAGCAACACAAAGATGAAACAGTAAAAGAAACTTTAATATATAACTACAGTTTAGCTAGTTATATTAGAAGCTTTGTAGGAAGTATTTTATCAAAAGATGTGGAAGTACCTACACTTTATGAATTATATCCTGATGTATTCAAAGAAGAATTAGAAAATAAGGATAAAAAGAAAATAGAACAAGAACTGACATTGCATAAAGAAAGATTTAGAGAATATGCAATGCAATATAATGAAAGACGATTGACTAAATAATTTATAAAATATATAATATTGCTAACGGAGGTATGTTATGAAAAAAATTGTTTGCCCTAAGTGTAAATGTAGTGATAACATCGAAATTATGGGAGAAAAGAAAAAAGGATTTTCAGTAACAAAATCAGTAGTAGGCGGAGCGCTTACTGGAGGTATTGGACTGTTAGCAGGATTTATTGGTAAAAAAGGCAAGTACGATATGTTTTGTAAAAATTGTGGTCATCGTTGGAGACAAAAGTAAAAGCAACTAATTTATAGTTGCTATTTTTTTGTATTTTTTTAAGGAAAGGAGGTTGAGTTTATTTGACTTTAGAGGAATTAAACGTAATTATTGATGCTAAATTAGATCCTTATAAAAAAGCTATGTCAGATATGAAAAAAGTTACAGAACAAGCTACTAAGCCAGTTAAAGACAATATAAAGTCTGTTAATGATACAGTTAATAATCAAACGGGCGGAATAAGAAATGCTTTAATGAGTTTAGGAAAAATTGCTGCTTTTGGTCTTTTGGCTAAAAAGATGTATGACTTTGGCAAATATTCAGTTCAAACGGCTTTAGAAGTAAGTGCATCAATGAATCAAATAAGAAGACTAATGGGCGAGTCTACTCAATCATTTTTAAAATGGTCTAAGGGTGGAGCTTTAGCTTATAACTTAGCTACTGGAGATGCTATAAAATACGGAGCGGTTTATTCTAACCTTTTTAGTAACTTTATAAAAGACAATGACCAATTGGCAGCTTATACAGTACAAATGCTTAAAACGTCAGCAGTTGTTACAAGTGCGACAGGTCGTACAATGGACGATGTAATGAATAGAATTCGTTCTGGTATGCTTGGAAGTACGGAGGCAATTGAAGATTTAGGAATCAATGTCAATGTATCTATGTTAAAAACTACTAAGGCATTTCAAGAACTTGCTAATGGTAGAAGTTGGGAACAATTGGACTTTAACACTCAACAAGCTATTAGAATGATGGGTATTTTGGAACAAGCAAGTGTTAAATTTGGTAATAATTTAATGCAAGGACCAACAACGAGTATAGCTTATTTTGTGGCTCTACTGAAGAATGCAGCACTTAATATAGGTAATGCTTTCTTACCAGTTATAGGCGCAATTATGCCAGCTTTATCTGCTTTTGCTAGTGTTGTAAATAAAGCAACTGGAGCATTAGCTGTATTTATGCAACTACTTTTTGGTAAAAAAGCAAGCGCAAGTCCTATGTCCTCAATGGCTAACGATGTCAAAGGTGTAGGAGGTGGACTTGATAAGGCGAATAATGGAGCAGGTAAACTTGGTAAAGGCTTAGGCGGAGCAGGTAAACAAGCTAAGGCACTTAAAAAAGAACTATTAGGATTAATGGGCTTTGATGAAATTAACCTACTAAGCAAAGACAAATCTGACTCAGGAGCTGGTGGAGGCTCTGGTGGAGGAGGAGGCGGAGGAGGTGGCGGAGGTTCTGGCGCTGGTGGTGGCGGTGGAATTACACTTCCTAAAGTTAGCTTTGATGATGCCCTAGAAGATGAAGACGACTCAAAAATAAAGAAGTTTTTAGAGGACTTAATAGAGCTATTAAGACCTACAATAGAAGCATTGCAAAGACTAAACGAAGCTTTACAACCTTTAAAAGAGTTTGTTGCTCAGGGTTTAATAGACTTTTACGAATACTTCTTAAAGCCTGTAGGTTTATGGGTTTTAGGAGAGGGGTTACCACGTTTTATAGATATTATTAGTAAAACACTTAATAATATAGATTTTCCGAAAATTAATAGAGCTTTAAGAGAGTTTTGGCAAGCTCTAGCACCTTTTACTATCAATATTGGAGAGGGTTTATTGTGGTTTTTGGATAATGTTTTAAGTCCTTTAACAAGTTGGACTATTTCAGATATAGTACCTATTTTTATAAAAGCTGTAGCTAGATCCATATCAATTTTAAACTCTGTTATATCTGCTTTTGCACCTTTTGGAAAATGGCTTTTTGACAAGTTTTTAGCACCTCTTGCAAGATGGACGGGAGGAGTTATAACAAAGGTATTAGAAGGTATAGTAGAGGCTTTAAAGAAAGTATCTGACTGGTGTAAGGAACATAAAAGCACAGTTGAAACAATGACCGCTGCAATAGGAAGTTTTTTAGCTGCTTGGGGAATTGTTAAGGTTGCGAGTATAATTTATGGAATTGTAACTGCTTTATATGCTTTTGTTACAGCAGGAACGATAGCAAGTTCAGTTGGAACTGTTTTAGCTGGTGTCATGGCTGTTTTAACAAGTCCTATAACTCTTGTTGTTGCTGCTATAGGTACTTTAATATTTATAGGTTATGAATTATGGAAAAATTGGGACACAATAATTAATTATCTTTCAGAATTATGGCAAGGCTTTTGCGACTTCGTAGGTGGTATCTGTGAGTCGATAGGGGCTTTTTTTGTTGGATTATGGACTGGTGTTGTTGAGACTTTCCAAGGTTTATATAATGGTATTTTAGCTATATTTTCAGGCATTGGAGATTGGTTTAATGGTGTATGGAATAATGTTAAAACTATTTTTACTAATGCTTGGAATGCGATTTTTACTTTCTTATCTAATATAATAACTAAAATATATAACTGGATTTCAGAAAGATTTACAGCTGTTAAAGATTTTATTTCTAATATATGGAATGGCATTAAAGATGTTATTTCCACAATTGCAGGGGCTATATGGGAAGGTATAAAATCAGTATTTACAGGAATATATACGACAGTTAGTTCAATATTTACATCAATAAAGACTGTAGCTTCCAGTATATGGGAAGGTATAAAATCAACAGTTGTGAGTGTTGCTAGTGGCATGTGGTCTGCTGTAACAAGTAAAATGTCTGATATATATAATGCGGTTTCTGAATGGTTTGGTAAGATACCTAGTAAAGTATCTGAATTATGGGATAAAGCAGTAAGGGCTATAACTAGCATTGACTTATACAGCATTGGTCGTAATATAATTGTAGGGCTTATAAGTGGTATAGGCTCTATGGCAAGAGCTGTATGGGATAAGGCGAAAAGCATAGCGAAAGGTATAGCAGACACGATAAAAGGTTGGTTTGGTATCAACTCGCCTTCAAAACTTACTACATCATTCGGACGTTTTATAGGTCAGGGTCTATACTTAGGACTAGATAAAGAAGAAACGAATGTATTTAACTCAGCTAAGGGACTTAACAACTCAGTTTTAAAAGGACTTAACAATTCAGATATTTCAGTAGATAAAAATGTTGAAGTTGATATTTTTGCAGATTTTAAAAATGCTATGGGTACAATGCTTAATTCTTTAGCAAATACGAAAAATAATGCACTTTCAGGTTCAGGAGATATTATAGTTCAAATAGGCGATACTGAATTTGGACGTTTTGCTATAAATAAAATCAATGAAGAGCAAGAAAGAGCTGGAATGACTTTAATTAAGATATAAGGGGGATAGGTAATATTATGTTAATTATAAATGGGGTAGTAGTACCTACCCCTAAAGCTATGTCTATATCAATAAATGATATAGATGCAGAAACAGGAAGAAATGCAAATGGAACTATTGTAAGGGATAGAGTGGCAGTAAAAAGAAAAATTGAATGTGAATGGGGAATGCTAACACAGGAAGAGATGCAAACACTTTTAAATGCAGTAACACCTGTGTTTTTTAGTGTAAAATATATTGACCCACAATCTGGATCTACTACTAAAACAATGTATGTTGGAGATAGAACCGCTCCAGTTTATAACTTCAATAGTAAATTTAAACCATGGTCTAGCCTTAAAATGAATTTTATTGAGAAGTAGAGGTGTTAGTATATGATTAATATGTCTGATACATTTAAAAGCAAAATATACTCATCTGAGAGGTATTTAGAGGCAAATGTATTAATAAACAATGTGGACTATAGAACAGATATAATAAAAGATTTTAACTATAATAGTTCAATAGCAAGTAATTCTTTTGCGATAGGTTCAACAAATGCTAGTACCTTTGAAATAACTTTAAATAAATTAGTGGAAACTATAGAAGAAAATCAAGAAGTAAAGCCTTATATAGGCATTATTGGAGCGGAGAGTATTCCTCTTGGAGTTTTCTATATCAAAGAAATAAAAAGAGATAGAAATGCAAAGACAACTAAAATCAAGTGTCAGGATAAAATGATGTATCTTAATGAATTATATAAAACTGATTTAGCTTTCCCAGCTAAAATAAGAGATGTAATTCAAGATATTTCATATAAAGTTAAAATGGAGTTTGTTCCTACTCATATAAGCTATAACAAAGAAGTACAAAAACTAGAAAAAGTTAGCTATAGAGAGATGTTAAGCTATCTTGCACAAATCGAGGGCTGTTTTGTAGTCTTTGATAGATATGGGAAATTAGAGTTTAGAAAATTCAACAGAACTCAAGAAAAGATAACAAAGAATAATTATTTTTTAGGTGCCTTAGAAGTAAATGATGTGGAATATAAGTTAAACGGAATTACTTCTGATTTAAAGAATAAAGAAAAAACTATTTTAGCAAGTGGATCAGCTGTAGGAAATCAAATTAATATAGTTAATCCACTAATGAAACAAGATTATTTAGATGAAGTATATACTTACTTAAAACAATTCATCTTTAAGCCCTACACTGTGAATTGGCAAGGCAATCCTGCTCTTGAGGTTGGGGACTTTGTACAAGTTGAAGTTGCTAATGGACAATATATAGGAGTTCCGATATTAAATTTACAACTTAACTTTTCAGGTGGCTTGAATTGTAAAATGTCAGCAGATGTGAAAACATCAACATCCACATCATATGAATACAAAGGGACCATTCAAAAACAGATTGAATTTTTAAATGCGAGAATTGGAGCGGATGGAACTACAATTTATGCAGATACTAAAGAACCAACAAATCCGAAAGAGGGCGACACTTGGTTTAAGCCTAATGGAGCTTATACAGACTTATATATCTATGAAAAAGGACAATGGGTTTTAAAAATTTCTACAGGAAATATTCAAGAGTTAGTAACTAAAATAACAACGGATGAAGTTCTAGCACCTAAACTTTCTGCAGGTATAGCGAAAATTATTGAATTAGATGCAAGCAAAATTACAACTGGTTTTTTACATGCAGACAGAATAAAAGCGGGTTCAATCACCGAAAATATGATAAGTGATGAGACTAAAAAGAAGATAGTTACTAAAGAAGAATATAACGAGCTTGTTGTAGATAATAAAAAATTCAAGTCTGAAATAGGTCAAGCTATAACAAATGAAGTAGAGAAAATCCGAATTGGTGGTAATAACCTAGCTAAGCACTCTGACAATTTCTATAATTCTGTTAACGAAGATGAAGAAAGTTACTGGGTAGCTGCTGCAGATATAACGAAAAAGAAAATAACGGATTGTGTAGATGTAAGTTATTGCGAAAACTGTGAAGATTGGATAGGATATGAAATAGTAGAATTTAGTAATTTCAATTGGGAGAAAATAAAATTAGAGCAAGGAGATAATTTATTTTCTTATAATTTTAGCAAACATATAGATTATATGTATAATTCGGAGCTTAAAACAAATCAAGATTATATGATTTCTTTTGATGTTGTAAATCCTAATACTTTTAATTTAGTTTTCAAGAAACATCTTAGCAAAACAGATTCTTATTTTACAGTTATTTTAAAACCAAAAGAATATATAAGAATATATTTTAAGCTAAACTCAGATGATACATTTTTACCTTTTGACTTAGAAGAAGGAGCAGAAAGACTAGAGAAAATCAAAATAGCTTGTAAGAAACTTAAAATCGAAGAAGGCACAGTTGGTACTGCTTGGAGTCCTAATATTGACGATTTGGAAGAAGTAGATAAAGTTTTGAAAAATGCAATAGACTTTTTAATAAGTGATAATAAAGACTTATTAAAAAAATATGATGGACTTAATCTAGAAAATGTAAATATTAGGCAACAATTAAGTACAGACTTAAAACAAACGAGAGACGAATTTTTGTTCCAATTTAACAATTACAAACAACTACTAGATGAAACTGGTCAAGTTATGGAGCAACGTTTTAATGATATTTCAAAATATATTCGTTTTAAAAATGGGAAAATCGAACTTGGAGATATTAATTCACCTTTTAAAACTCTAATTACTCATGAAAAAATAAGTTTCTTAAAAGGAGAATCAGAAGTTGCATATATCTCTAATAATAAACTTTATATCACTAATGCTTATATTATTAATTCACTTAGAATAGGCAATTTTGAGTTCATTGTAGAAAGTAATGGTGGTTTAAGTTTTAGAAAGGCGGTGAACTAATGGCTTTAAGCGGAAGTTATCAAAATGGTAGGACTGGTTATACTGCTAAGACTGAGTGGACAGCAATACAAAATATTGAAGAGAATTACTCAGATTTAACAATTAAATTATATCTAATCTGTGGTAATAGATATGATATTTATACAAAAGAAAGAATTCACAAAGTTTATATTGATGGTACACCTTATGAAATAAAATCTAGTTTGTATAGTCATGGTGGAGAAACATTATATTTAGGTTCTACAACAAAAAGAATTTATCACAATCCAGACGGAACACGAGAAGTAAATTTATCAACAGTAGTTCAATTTAATGCTACTATTAAAGGAACTTATGTAACTAATGTTAATGGTGGGTCAGATACTATAACTCTTGATAAAATACCAAGAATGAGTACTATTAAAAATACAATGATAGGTTCAAGATACTTAAATTCTCCACATACACTTCAAATCGACAAATTCTTAACTGGAAATATCACTCATGACGTTTGGTATATAGTTTATGGAGATGATGCCACAAAGACGAGCAACTGGCACTATATAGCAAGAAATACAAGTAGTTTAGATGTTGAATTTGTGCCTACACTTGATCATATAGAATTACAACCTAACAATACTACTATTTATCTTGATTTTGGAATTAAAACATATAAAGACGGAGAATTATACGGAGAAATAGCTTATAGTAAAGGGTGGCATTTTAAAATTCCAGAAAGTGTCAAGCCGACTATAACTAATATTGAGATAGTAGAAGCAGACGAAAAAACAAAACCTTTAGGGTTATATGTTCAAAATCATAGCAAGCTTAACATAAGAACCACTGCTGAAGGAATAAAAGGTTCAACTATACAAAATGTAAAAGTTACAATTGCAGGTCAAACTTTAAATGGTGCAAATATAACCACATCAGAGATACTAGAAAGTGGAGAAATAGAACTAAATGTAACTGTAACAGACAGTAGAAATAGAACTGATACTTTAAAAAGAAAAATATCAATAGAGCCTTATTTTTTACCAACGATTAGTAATTTTTCTGGACATAGATTAGAAGAAAATCAAAGTAAAGTTAGTATTCAAAACAATTTTAAAATGGCAAGTCTTTTAGATAAAAATACTTGTAAATGGAAAATTGAAAGAAGACAAATAGGAACTGATAATTGGGTTACTTTTAGAGAAGGTAGAGAAAAAATTTTAAATAATAGTATCGTTCACTATAATATTGACGAAAGCTATGATTTTGAATTTAGACTCACTATATCTGATTTTTATAATGAAGCTAATCAAACTTTTTTTATTTTCTCTGCTTTTAGGTTAGTTAGTTGGCATCCGTCAGGTACTGGAATGGCAATAGGTCAGATATCAAAAACACCTAATATGTTTGACATAAACTTAAAAACAACTTTTCATAAAGGAATTGAAGTAGAAAAATGGACTAAAATGCACCTTTATAATAGTACTAAGCCTTATGATGCAAAAAACGAATTGAAATATTTTAAAGATCCATTAGGATTGGTTCATATACAAGGTGTAGTCAAAGATACCGCTTCTGAATGGCTGGCTAGAATAACAAGAGCAGATTGCAGACCTGAAAAAGACTTAATCATATCGGTGCCATGCACAGGTTTTAAATTTGCCTTTTTAAAAATATATGAAGATGGAAATATTTTAATAGATAATAGAAGTGAAATCAATACGAATTGGATTTCACTTGATGGAATAACATTTAAAGCAAAGGAGTAAAAGAATGGCAGAAAAAGAAAGAGAAATAGCAGAAGTAGTAATCAAAGTATCTACTTTAAATGGTAAAGACAGATACGAAGTAATTGCAAGACGTTCTAATTATTTAGAGGTTGTGGCTAGTGATGTTAGCACTATTGAAAAAGAACTGCAAAAGGTAGTTGGACTATGTAAAGTTTTAAAAACACCTAGTGAAGAAATCGAGGAGCAAACACAAAGACTTTTAGAGTTTGTTATTAAGAAATCAACAGCAAAAGAAAAAGCTCACAATCCTGATTTTTTCAAAAAGTGGGGAGTTGGCGAAACTTATGTAAAGGGCGAATATGTAAATCATTTAGGACTTGTTTTTTATGCTTTAGCAGATAACAGGGCAACTTATGAGAATATCCCTATCAACACTCCAGAATTGTGGAGGAGAGTTGAAGAAGAAAAACCCACAATAAGCAATGCTAACCCTGAATACGAAGAAAATATTAAAAAGGCAGAAATCTATTATAGAGATAAGAGTTATAAGAGTGGAACTTATGTAACTTTCTATAATGAATTATACAAAGCACTAAAAGATGTTAAAGACGGAGAACAACCGAGCGAAAAATCTAGTTTTTGGGAGCATATACCAAAGAAAATACAAAATTTAGGCATATAATATCATTAAAAAACAAAACAAATGCAAAATAGGGGCATTTTTGGGCGATTTGTGTATATTTCAACGCTTACAGAAAGGAAGGTAAATCAAAATTGTGGATATTTTAAAAATCGGCGGTTATGCAAGTGCAATTTGTGCTATTTTGTTACTTGCAAAAAACATTTATGAAGGTGTCGTGGTTATTAACAATTTAAACAGTACAGTTATAAGTCTTAACCAAGAAGTAGTTGATTTAAAAATTAATGTAGAAAAAACACAAAAAGAAATCAGCGAATTTAAAAAGTCTTTTTCAGAATTGAAAATTAAATTAAACGAACTGAACAAAGCTTTTAAGCAAATGAAGTTAGAAGATGAAAAGCAAAGCAATTCCATTAGGTCAATTTTAAGACAGCTAATAATCAACTATACTAATGATATTTTAGACAGGCAATATATTTACAATGAAGAAATTTATTGCTTGCGTCAACTTTATGAAGGGTATGCCCTTCTAGGTGGCAACTGCACTATCGAAGAAAGAGTAAAAGAAGTTATAAAGTTACCAGCGAAAGCTGGACAATTCAATCCTAACAAGCAAATGATTGATAAAGCAATTGAAGAAATCAAAAAAATAATTCAAAACAACAAAGGAGAATAAGAATATGAAAAAATTTAATTTTAAAAAATGGATTAAGGCGGCAACAGTAAGAGCAATTAAAACTATGGCACAAAGTGCAGTAGCATTAATTGGAACATCTACATTAATTACAGAAATTGATGTAAAAGCAGTTATAAGTGCAGTAATTCTTGCTGGGATTTTAAGTTTATTAACTTCTACTGCTGGATTACCAGAAGTATCAGAAGAAGAATAAAGGGTATAATACCCTTTATTTTTTCTTTAAATAGGAGAAAAAATATATGAAAAAAATTGATTTTTTAGATAGGATGTATCAAGAATACAATCAATTAGACGAAAGAATAATTAAGCTTGAAAAAGCTTTAAAAACAAAGCCACTGGATAGACGAGAAATAGAACTTTTAATCAATCAAAAAGAGCATATGAAAGCATATAGAGAAGTTTTAAACAAAAGAATTAACTACACAAAACAAAAATACAGTGATTTATAGGAGAGTGATTTTATGAATAAAATAGATAAAATTATAGACTGGTTTAGACAAAGAAAAGGTAAAGTAACTTATTCAATGGAGCACAGAGAAGGTACATCAAGTTATGATTGCTCTAGCTCTGTTTTTTTTGCTGTTTGTAATGCTTTAGGTATTGAAGATGATGACATCAGAAATACAAGCAATTTAGGGCGTTTTTTAGTACAACACGGATTTGAAAAGGTAACCGAGAACAAAGAATGGACAGCAAAAAAAGGTGATATAGTTATTTGGGCTAAAAGGAAAGGTGTTCCTGGAGCTTCAGCTCATACGGGAGTTTTTACAGATAATTCACATATTATACACTGCAACTTTAAAGCTAACGGAATAAGTGAAAATACAGAAAAATCTTTGCTTCCGTTGTATAATTGGAATTATGAAGTTTATAGACTTAACGAAGTAGAAAGAGAAGAAAAGCAGGAGGAATTTATGGAACAAGTACAAGAAAGATATATGATCAATGGAAATTATTCAATCGACAGTTTGCCTTGGTTTTGCTCTGATAAAAAGAATGTAGGCAATACTAAAGACTATCAAGGTTATGTAGTAACTGTATCAAGAAAATGGGGCGGTTATTGGTACAGTCAATATCTAGGTGGTTGGATAGATTATAGAGCCTTTGAAGAAGTTGAAACTATATCAGAAGAAAAAACTGTAAAAAACGGCGGGTACAGTATAGATACTAAGCCGTGGGGAACTAAAGGCTTTGAAACTGTCGGAAAATCCGACAAGTTGATAGGTAAAGATTTCACAATAACAGCAAGAAAAGGTGCTTATCTATATATTCAAGAAAAAGCAAAGTGGGTAGATGAAAAAGCATTTTAGTAAATTAATAGGGAGCTTAATTGCTCCCTATTTTTTTATTTATATTTATTCATAAATTTTGAATAATTATTCAATAAAAAATATGACAATGTTTTTTTATTTGTTTGCCTATTGTTTGCCTATTTTTAACAAAATATA